TTGACTTTAATCTTGGTAGTCGTAAACAAATAGGAGAATATCTTATTGACTTTGGTTGGAAGCCTGTAAAATTTACACCTACAGGTCAGCCTATTGTTGATGAAGGTACTTTGAAAAAGATTGAACATATCCGTGAAGCTAAGTTAATTGCAGACTTTTTACTATATCAAAAGAGGATTGCTCAAGTAACATCATGGATAGATGAACTCAAAGAAGATAGAGTACATGGTAGTGTAATACCTAATGGTACTATTACAGGTAGAATGACACATAGAAATCCTAACATGGCACAAGTACCTAATGCAGGTAGTCCATATGGTAAAGAGTGTCGTTCATGTTGGACTGTACCTAAAGGAAGAAAACTTGTAGGTATAGATGCTAGTGGATTAGAACTTAGAATGTTAGCCCACTACATGAATGACCCTGATTATATTGAAGAAGTAATTAACGGGGATATACATACTACTAATCAAAAACTTGCAGGTCTAAAGACAAGAGACCAAGCTAAGACTTTTATATATGCTTTAGTTTATGGTGCAGGAGATGCTAAGATAGGTAGTGTAGCAGGTGGTGGATTAAAGAAAGGTAAAGAATTAAAACAAACTTTCTTTGAGAACTTACCTTCATTAAAAATACTAAAAGAAAAAGTACAGAAAGCTTCTGAACGAGGATTCTTAAAAGGATTAGACGGACGTAAAATATATGTACGTAGCCAACATGCTGCACTTAATACTTTGTTACAAGGTGGTGGTGCAATAGCAATGAAGAAAGCTATGTGTTTCTTACAATGTTTAATAAAACTAAATGCTATAGATGCTAAATTTGTAGCTAACATTCATGACGAATGGCAGATAGAAGTACCTGAAAAACAAGCTGATTATGTAGGAGAACTAGGAGTTAAAGCTATAGAACAAGCATCAGAACATTTTAAAATGCGTTGTCCTTTAACAGGAGAATACAAAATAGGAGAGAATTGGTATGAAACACACTAAAGAACATTCAACAAATAGAAAGGGAGACCTTGCAGAATTTTATGCAGTCACTTGGTTATGGGATAATGGCTATGAAGTATTTAAAAACTGTGGGTGTGACGGGTTTATTGACTTAGTAGCTCGAGACCCTAAAGGAAAGATAACATTAATAGATGTAAAGACTGCTAGAAGAGATTATAGAACTGAAGGTTCTTATACATCAAGAAATACAAGAACTAAAAAACAAATAAAAGCAGATGTTAAGTATTTATTATACTTACCTGATACAAGAAAATTAAGATGGGTGGAACATAATGACAAATAAAAAAGAAAAACTTATTGACAAAACTAAATTAGATAATTATAATAAATTTACGTCCGAGTCAGGACATTGGTATACTCAAGAGGGAGACCCAATGTATACTTTAATAGGGGCTAATGGTAAAGAAAGAAATACTACTTTAAGAGACGCTAAAAGTTTAGGACTTGTTCCTTCTGTGACTACTATTTTAGGCATGGTTGCAAAACCTGCATTAGAAAATTGGAAGATTACACAAGCTATAAAAGCTGCTATTAATTTAGCAGCTAATTATAATGATGAAACATTAGAATCATTTATTTATAAATGTAAATCTGATGCTAAAAGCATAGGATTAAATGCAGCTAAAGAAGGAACTAAAATCCATGGTCAAATAGAAACAGGATTTTTAGGTGGTAAGAAAACCAAACCTTATAAAATTATTAAGAAGTGGTTAGATGAAAACTTTCCTGATGAAAAATGGATAGCAGAAGATTCTTTCTGTGCACCTCAAGGCTATGGTGGTAAGATAGATTTATATTCTAATAATGTTTTCATAGACTTTAAAACTAAAGATAACCTTAAAGGCAAAGACCCTGCTAAATTAGTTTATGATGAACATGGTATGCAGTTGTCTGCTTATGGTCAAGGTATGGGAATAGATTATCCTACAAGAGTATCTATATTTATAGACAGAAAAGATACAAGTATTATATTGTTTCATATCTGGGATTTAGAATCACACAATAAACATATAGAAATGTTTAATAGTATATTAAAGTATTGGCAGCTTGTAAAAAATTATGAGTGGGATAATGCCTAGAAGAGTACCAAGAAAACCTAGACCTAAAAAGACTGGAGTACCTAAAGGGTATGATAGTATTTGGGAATATGAAATACATCAAACACTTCTCAAAGATTGGAAACATCATTGGGATAATATAGATTATATTGTTAAGCATAAGTATGAACCTGACTTTGTTAAAGTAATAGATAATAAAACTATTTTAATAGAAGCTAAAGGAAGGTTTTGGGATTACGCAGAGTATAGTAAGTACATACATATACGAGAGGCTTTGCCAAAAGATTATGAGTTAGTATTTTTATTTCAGAAACCTTTTGCCCCAATGCCACAGGCAAAGAAAAGAAAAGACGGAACAAAAAGAACTCATGCTGAATGGGCAGAGACAAATAATTTTACATGGTATAACGAAGAAAGTTTACCAAAGGAGTGGAAAAGTAATGAATTATAAATTTAATGAAGGCGAAACAATAAAACAAATACAAAGATATGTAGATAAAACTTATGAACAACATTATGCTTATGGAGATTATCAAGCAACAGATGTTATATTTGATAGTGGACATGGAAAAGGATTTTGTATAGGTAACATTATAAAGTATGCTATGAGGTATGGGAAAAAGAATGGACACGATGATTCAGACTTGCTAAAAATAATACATTATGCTATAATAGCTATAAACTTAAACTATAAAGATTGGGATGGAGAAATCAAATAATGATTGAAGACAAGATAGGAACTAAGCCTTACTTAGGAATTGAAATAGACTACGACAAAGAAAAAACATTTGATAA